GACAAGATGAACTGGCGCGCTGTTCACACAGCCTACGCCAAAGAGTACATGGACGACTTCATGCGCTGGCTGGACCTTGAGCTGGAGTTCGACGAGCTGAGCTCGCCGCGGTTTTACAACTACGAGACTGATCGTATTTTTACGAACATCACCGAAGCCAGTCTGAAACGAGCTTACGACCGGGTCGACACCCCTGCCCTGCGCCAGCTGGTGCGTGAGCGTTTCACGAGTCGTGACGGGTTCATAAGCTTCTACGAAGCTGACCTCGACGACTGGCCGTCCAACGTCTTTGAGTGGGACGCCAACCAGATCGGCACCTTGCTCATGGCGCTGGCTGACCAGGAGTGCAGTAACACCGACGGCTTCAGCCAGTGGGACGAGTACGAACTAATGGAGCAAACACGCGGCAACGGCCTGCTTGACGACATCCTGTACCGCAACTGCCCAGAGATGGGCCGCCTGCTCAAGGTGCATGACTATTTACAAAGCCGAGAGGCTCGAAAGGAGATGGCATGAGATACCACATTGCCTGCAGCATGTACGCAGGAGTTGGCGGCGAGGTCGATCTCCCAGAGGGCCGCACTTGGGATGACGTGAGCACCTGGTACGTCAAGTGGGACAGGTTGTTCGTCACGTTCAAGGACGGCGTGGGATACGACGAACCCCTCTGCTCCGACAGCATGGAAGCCATCGACTGGAAATATCCCAGTTCAGTGACGGTCTACGCCACGAACGACGATGACGAAATCGACTTCGACAACGAAGTTGCAAGTACCTAAACCAAACACCCAACAACCCCAAAGGAAACAGTATGAGCTTCGACATTGGAGATTCCGTTATCGATTCACGGGACATTATTGAACGAATCGAAGAGCTGGCCAGCGAGGCGCAGGACGCCTACGAGGTCTATGTTG